CCGTTACCGTCAACGGTTCAACCACGACGCGTTCCTCTGTGCGGTCTACGCCGCGGAGCAGCGCCGCCGTGAGGCGCGGGAGGCCAGCCAACGTGCGTGAGTCCCGATCCATTCCCGAACGCCCTCAGCGCGCTCTCATTGCGCGCTACACGCCTCTCGTTGAGGCGTTCGACCTTGCCGACGTGGAAATCACCGTAGACGGCGAAACGATCCGCCTGGGCGACTTCTGGCCGATCGCGCGCTTCGCGGGGGAGGGCTCGCTTCGTGGCTGAGACCTTTTCCCCGGAAAATGCGGTGACAAGCGGTGCGAATGGCCCAGGGAGTAACACGGGCCAAAAGTCCCCTCCGGTTCCCCAGCACGGGGCGAGGGTGGACTTTTTGACCGTGGTTCTCAGTTCTGACCGGCTCAACGAACGCGGCCTTGGTCGCGTCTCCTTGCTGCTCCCCGGCATCTTCGGTCTTCGCCCCTCCGACGTTCGCGCGGGCGAGCTTCACGCCAAGCGGTGGCAGTTCTACAAGTCCTCCGCCGTCATCGTGGACGCCAACGGTGAGTTGGTCGGTCGCATCGGTGCTGACGGCAACGGCGATACCGTCTGCATCAGCCTCAGCCGCGCTGCCTGCTCGTATATCCGCAACTGGAACGCGGTGCGCATGCAGCTGGAAGCGTTGGGTGGCCGCATCTCGCGCTGTGACGTTGCCTATGACGACTATGACGGCGTGTTCGGCACCGTCCGCGATCATGAGGCGCGTGCGCGTGCCAGCATCACGGAGCATGGCGGTTGCATGCTGTTCGCCAGCGGCGGCACGCCTCCCAAGACGAAGTTCTTGGACGATCACCGCGCCGGTACCGGATGCACGCTCTACGTCGGATCGAAGGGCCACAAGCAGCTGTGCATATACGAAAAGGGCTTGCAGCTGGGTGTCGCCGAATCGCCCTGGGTGCGTTATGAGGCGCGTCTGTACGGCAAACATCAGGAAGTGCCGGCCGACATTCTGACGCGCCCCATGCACTACCTGCGCGGATCCTACGAGTATCTGCATGCGCTTTTCGCCGGCATCGGCGACGGCATCGCATGCGCCATCGAGTACACCAAGCGCGCCGTCGAACACACCGGCGCTGCTGTGGTGCGTTGGGCTCGTCGCCAAGCCGGTCCCTCGCTCTACGTCCTCGCCGAAGCGATGGGCGACAAGTTTGAAAGTTTCCTGCGGGAAAACGTGCTGCGTGAGGGGATGCCCACGCGGTTCAAACGTGTGTGCAAGGCATCCAACGTCGCCGCCTATGTGCGGGAAACCATCAACGCTGAAAGGGTACAGCTATGTCAATCGTGAGGGTCAAAGATGACCGTGTTATCGAGCGCCGGGTCGTCATCAAGGGCGTCCCGCAAATCTTCCGGGAGCAGCGCGCCTGCATCCTGCTCGGCGGTGGCTATGAAACCACCTTCAATGTCGGCCTCGGCGATGGCCCCGTGTATCAGGTGGGCGATTACGTCGTCCATCCCGATTCCTACGGCGTCAGTCAGTACGGTGAGCCCACGCTGAGGCGCATCAAGCTGTGGCCTCTCGGCGTCGCGCTCAAGGAAACGGGCGTGGCCGTGCCCGGTCCCGCCAAGGCGGCTGCATAACCATGCCTCACGTACTCGCGACCGCACACCCGGCCCACCTTCTCGCGCTCGGCTTCTGCGCTGGCGTGATCGTCTGCTTCGTCATCGTGGGCCTGTGCGCTCGCGGGCGCGTGAGGTAACCCCGTATGTCCAAGGTGCTGACCTGCCTCGACTTCGATTCGACAACCCAGACCTGCAATGCGGAAGCGTGGGTCGATCAAGCCAGCTTCGTGGACTACCTGCCGACGGTGGAACAGGCGAACACCATCGGTGCTGTTGCTTTCTCCAGCCTGATCACATTGGCCGTCGCAAGGCGGCTGCTATTCCCACCCGAAACCAAGGAACTGACATGAACCGCAACACCTTCGAAACCGCCAAGCTGCGCGCACGCCACAGCTGGGACAACCTGCGTACCCGGGCCGCGGTCGTCGCCGGCACCGCGCTGGCCCTGCCGGGCATGGCCTTCGCCCAGGACGCCACGTTCGACCCGGCGACCATCACCACCAAGATCACCACGTATGCCGGCTATGCGCTGGTGATCATCCTCGCGCTGGCCGCTGCCATCTGGGGCCTGCGTGCGGCTGGCCTGATCAAGAAGGGCTGATCGGCAACGGGGGAGGGCACACCTCCCCCTTTTCATTGGAGGGAATATGGAAGGTCTAGTGATGCTCATGTGGTGGTGGCTCGCCTGTGAAGTGGCGGTGCGCCTGTGAACCTCGGGCGCATCTTCGCCAATGCCATCGCTCGGCGCGTCGCATACGTGCTGGTCGCGATGGTATTGGCGTGGCTGGGTCTCAGCGACGCCAAGGCTGCGTGCGTACAGGACGGCTCGCCGATGGCCTTCAGGTGTTCCACAGAGGGCGAGGCGCGTGCAGCAGCGGAAGCCTATGCGCAATCGACGGTGGCTCAGCGGTGCGCGCAGTACTACGGTGGTGGCGGTCCCGGCGAATACGGGACTGCGAAAAAGGAGGCGAACTACTGGCAACCGGGCTGGTACTGCGTCAGGCCCAATCCGCCGCATGGGTCAACCGGTACGTGGTACGACTCGCCTCTCTACCGGTGGAACGCGCCTTGTAGCTCCAATCCTTCACAGATCACGCCGTTTCTTCCCCTGACGGGCTCGACGCAGTGTTGGAACGGTTGCGTCGTCTCATACGCGCAGAACGGTGACGACGAGACAAGCACGCGCAGCCCGACCGGCGCAACGTGCGGCGACAACTACAAGGAGGAGTGCCCGACCGGCTCCTTCTGGAATGGCTATATGGGCGTGTGCCAGCCGATCACGCCGGATTGTCCTTCCGGCCAGACCCGCGTCGATGGACAGTGCAAGCCCGAGAACAAGTGCCCTGATGGCATGGTCGCAGTCCAGGGCACGACACCCGGCGCGATCCAGCAGGGTTCGCTCTACTGCAAGCCCGCTGATCAAGAGTGTCCTCCCGGTAACGTTAAGGCCCCTAGCGGCCAATGCCTGCCCGGTGAGGGTCAGTGCGCCGCAGGTGAAGCCCGTCGCCCGAACGGCACGTGCGGCAGGGACAGCGACGGCGATGGTCAAGCTGACGAGGATGACGACAACCCGAACAACGACCCGAACAAGCCCAGCGCGTCGGGCGGCGATTCATGCAATCAACCGCCCAGCTGCTCCGGTGGTCCCATCGACTGCATGCAGGTCAAGATTCAGTGGCGCATCGACTGCAACACGCGCAAGAGCCGTAACATCAGCGGCGGCACGTGTGGCGCGGTGCCTGTCTGCACAGGCGAGAAGTGCGACGCACTGGAGTACAACTCACTGGTGATGCAGTGGCGCACCGCGTGCGCCGTAGAGAAGCTGAAACCCGGCACAAGCCAGCCCGGTGACGGTGAGAAGATCAAGCCCGATTTTGAGGCGTTCGCCGGCACCAGCGACGGCGCGAATCCTGACGATTCGATCTTCTTGCCTGACGGCGACGCCGAAGGCTTCAATCAAAGCCTGATCAGCTACGGCGCGGGTGCGCTGGGCTGGAATTTCTCCGTGGAAGGCCAGCAGTTCGCCATGCCGCAGCAGATCAGCGATTTCATCGGCGTGCTGCGCTGGCTGATCATCGCGGCCGCGACCGTGGCCGGCATTGCCATCGCATGGGGCAAGCTATGAGCATCTTTACCGAAGGCTTGGGCGTCTGGCTGTCCAAGCTCATCATTTCCAAGGTTGGCAGCTGGTCACGAAGGCATTTAGCGCGCTGGGCATCGGCTTCGGTAGCTACTACCTCGTTCTGCAGCCGCTCCTCGATTGGGCGATCACCAAGTGGCAGTCCATGCCCGGTGATCTGGCCTCGTGGCTGCACGCGCTCGGCATCGATGTGGCCATCAGCATCATCCTCAGCGCCTACGGGTTCAAGAACACCGCCGGCCTCATCCTTCGGAAGCGCGAATCGTGAGCATCTACAAGACCGCCGCCCTGTCCATCCTGACAGGCATTCTCGGCAGTGGAAAAACCCTGCGCGCTGTCCAGATCATGAAACAAGCCGTTGACGAAGACGAGAAGGTCTATCAGTGCGGCTTCAAGGGTCTACAGGTTCCCGGCGTCATCGATTGGGAAGACCCCCGCAAATGGCAGGAGCTTCCGCCAGGCGCAATCCTGTTCGTGGATGAGGCGCAAAAATGGTTCGGCGAGCGCCGGCACGGCCACGCGCCGGACTACCTCAAAGCCATGAACACCATGCGAGGCGAGGAGGGAGTGCGCATGGTGCTGCTGACGCAGCATCCCAAGTACCTCGACCCGCATATCAAGGATCTCGTCGGCTGCCACGAACACCTGTTGCGCGAGGACGGCAAGGAGAGTTCCAAGCTGTACCGCACCAACGAGGTGATGGAAGACCCACGCAGTCCGCGCGGCCGGTCGAAGGCCGATCAGGAAACCTTCAAATTCCCGATCAAGGAAGTAGGGCACCTGTACGTGTCGGCCAACGCGCCGCACACAATCAAATACCGCATGCCGGCGCTGGTGAAGAAAGCCATCATCATCGGCGGCCTTGGCGCCGTGTTCCTTCTCGGCGCGTGGTTCCTGCTGTTCCGCAATGCGTATTCCAGCATCACCGAAAGCGAGGGCAGCGCCCCGGCGGCGGGCGAGACTACGTCGAGCCCGAGCCGGGGCACTGCCGCTCGCGCCTCGTCGTCTGGTTCGCGAGCGGGTAAGCATGAACCCCGCT